CCCGTCTGTATCCGCTATTAATGGAGGGTCTCCGCAATGCGTAATGGTTGATGAGGCTGGATATATTAACATTCTTGGCAGAATGATTAAGGAAGCTCGACCTACAATGTTCATGCAGGATCCTATCACAAAGAAGCTGATAATGAAACGTCAGATCATTGTTTGGGGAACGGGTGGAGAGATGGATAAAGGCGGAAAGGCTTACGAAGAGGAATTCCATTCTTCTATGGACAAATGGAATAAAAGAGAGTTTGCAAGCGGAATGATACCGTTATTTTTTGATTGGACAACAAGACCTGGTATTACAAAAGAATTTTATGAGTCAGAAAGGAAAGTGTACACTGTGGATGGTCCTGACAGAGAAAAAACACTTGTTCAATTTAGACAGACATACCCATCTATTGTTGAGGATATGTTCCTAACCTCAGCGAAAACATTAGTTTCTATTGATTACATAAACAGGCAAATAGAAAGAATAAGAGATATCGCTCACAAAGTAAAACCTCAAAAAGGATACTTTGAACCTATATTTGATGAGAGCGTGCCATCCGGAGAGAATGACGACGTTCCATTTAAAATCATAGGAGCAACTTTCGTCCCAACAGAAGACGATGACCCAAGAGCCTCCGCAACAATATTCATGCACCCTAAGAAAAACTGGAGGAATAGGTACTACTCTGGGGTAGATCCAATTATGTCTGATAACGGATATTCAAATATGGCGTCAGCAGTATTTGACGCTCACTTTAAAACGGTGTCAGCCATAGTAAACTATAGGGACGCTAACCATAAATATACCTTTCTCCAAACAATGCTTCTTTCGTTATACTATAATACAACAGATAAAATTCAAAGAATAAAAGAACTGGTAGAGTCAAATATCGGTACTGCATATATAGATTATGTTGATTCTAAAGGATTTTACGATAGCCTCGTGTATAGAACAGAGCTTCCCGAATTTGTTCAAGGAGGCAGTGCAATAGTAGGGATAGACAACAGAGCTACAAGAACAAGGTTTATCATAAATAAAATATTTGAATTTATACAAGCCTATGGCGACAGAGTGTGTATTGACACGTTCTTTATACAACTAAGAACCTTTATTTGTACAGTTACAGCATCAGGCAATGAAACCTGGGGGACGGCTGATAAACGTAAATATCACGATGATGTTTTATTTGCGGTTGTTTTTTCTTATATTTGTAGCTTATCTTTCGCTCACCTTCCGCCTAAAGAGATAAAGAGTGAGGAAGACAAGTATGTAGTAAGGTACGAGCTTAAGAGAGATGGTAGAGGAGAATTAAGAAGAGTTGAGGTTAGAAAAAAAATAGCGTAATGGAAAAAGAAGAACGAATTAAGAGTCTTTCAATGTTTTACCCAAAAACAAAATCGGGTATATTGTCAGACTATCCAGAGTTGAGAAAAATAGATGTTTTTCAAAGGCTTTCGCCAGTAGAGATTTTATTCGTATGGTATTTTGCTTGCAAATCAAGCCCGTTTATGCACGAAGATGATGCGGAAGAAAGGATGAAACTTGCTATTAACGAATCGTTTGGAAAGAAAGCGCCAGAAGTAATGGGAGCGTTCGTAGCTGGTAGATATAGCGAAAAGATAAGGAGCGCTATACTTGAGATGCAAAAATTTGAGATTGGACCAAGGATAAGAGCCAAATTGATGATTGAAAAGATAATGAAGAATTACGAGGAACTTATCGACATAGATGTAGATACGGAGTTTAAGGATAAAGATCAGGAGGAAGATTGGACTAAGAAAAAAGCATATATTGATTCATGCGCTAAAATAAGCTCAGTAATACCAATGTTAATAACGCAATCAGAAGGAAGTTTTGGATTAACAGAAAAAGAAGCAGGTAAAGAGGTAACTATAAATAGTGATGACTTAATAGAAAAGTTTCACCAAACACAACCATAAAAGATGTTTTATTTTTCAAACCAAGTCGTAAGTAAGCCTAACAGATTCTCATTCGAAGGAACTGACGAGGAATATCACTTACAATACGGAAAATTTGCTTTAACTGACGCAAGCTCAGGGCTTCATCAAGATTTCATAGCAAAAACAAAGCTTAACAAAAATTTCTACAAAGGAAATCAATGGACTTATAGTGAGGATACGGAAGCATTCCTAATGGACTCAACGTCTCAAACAAGAAACAGAATAAAGATTGTCCACAATCTCATTCGGCCTATGATAGAGCAGTTTAGAGGTAACGCAATAAGAATGAGCATCAACGCAAGTGCTCAGAGCGTTTCTAAAAAAGCTATAAATAGAAGAGAGAAATCCCTTGGTGAAAAACTGCTAAAAACAAGAGTTGCTGAAGAATTTCCAGCTCTCGGCCGATTAATGAAGGATGCTGACAAAGCTATTGGAGATAGCGAGAAAGAAACAAGAGAGATTCACGAAAATCTTTATGTTGATTCGTTTGTCAACACTATTAACATGCTTATCAAGTACGTTAAAGAACTAAACAACCTGGACGGAATGCAAGTTCGGGTAGCGCAAAACCTTGGTCTATCAGGGCTTGGAGTCATTGAGGGGTTCGAGCATGGCGGACACATGAGATACCAAGTTGTTGAATCTGAAGAGTTTTTCTTTGACAGGTCAGCAAGGGAGTATGATTTAACCGATGCTGACTATATGGGTAAATGCCAAGGAATGCTTCCTACGGACATTTACGAAACCTACCAAGATCTGACCAACGATCAAAGGGCAGCTATTGAAGATTACGTTTCTGACAAACAGAAATCAATGAGTGACGCTAGTATTTCTGGAGAAAACAGCGAACTAAATATAGGATCAACAAAAATACCTGTTGCACATTCTTATTGGAGAGACCAAGAGAGCAAAACTGCAGGATATGTTTTTGATGAGTATGGATACCCATACCTTATATATATTGACGAAACAGAAAACCCGCTAACAGGGAGTCCTTATACTGAAGAGGATTTGATAGATCCACCAGACACAGAGAAGAACAAAAAACTGTTTAAGGGTAAAAAGAAAAGAAAAATGTTCCTTGATGTTCTTAGGTTTTGTTCTTTCATCCCATTCGGAGTGATAGGAGCAACCAGTAAGGATACTACAAAAAAACATCCAGACATAGTTCTTGCTTACGGGTTACAGCCGTATCAAGAAACTGAATGGCTAGACTTGTCTAATGTTAAATTCCCATTCAAATGTTTTACCTGGGGATATGTAGATGGAGAGATTATGAGCCCTGTTGATGACGCCATAAACCCCCAAAGGTTTGTAAACAGAATCCTTTCTGTTGCAGAATCTCAAATCAATAATTCTGGAGGTACGAATATTGTTGTAGACAAAGACGCTGTTGACTCACAGGACGGAGAAGAGGAATTACAAAGAAACGTTGATCAAGGGAAGCCTATTACTATAAGAACAAAAGGTAGAGGAGTTCCAAATTCTCTTGGGGTTTATGACGCTACGCCAAAACAGGGAACATACAACCTGTTTAATATAGTTCCTGTAATGGAAGGTATTATTCAGAAAGACACCGGAGTAAACGAAGGGCTAAAAGGAGAGAGCACAGGATCGGACCAACTTGTTGGTGTAACTCAGTTGTTAATACAAAGAGGTTCGCTAATGCAAGAGCCTTTCTATAATGCTTTAGCTCAAATATTCCTTCAGGTACACCAGCACACCGCAACATCAGGAAAAAGGATGTATATTGACAACGAAAGGGAATTAGCTATAGCTACAGGTGATGATGGTGTTACAATACTTGAACTTTCTAAGGAAATGCGAAACGAAGACTTTAGGGCTTTTATCAAGAGAGAGAACGCTGACGAACAACTATTCGCTCAAGGAGACCAAATGCTTAATGTATTTAGAGAGTCAGGGATGATAGATGAGACGATGTATGCTAATCTATTTGGAAGATCCACACCGGACCAAGTAGCTATGGGATTAAGAGAGTCTGCAGGTAAAAAAGTAGAGCTAAATAGACAGCAAGCAAAACAAGCCAAATTTGACAATGAAAAAGCTATGGTTGAACTTCAGCAGCAAGAAGCAAGGAATCAAGCTGTAATAGAGGGTCAAAAAAGAGACATTGCTATAGATAAGCTCGACAATCAGGAGCATGAATTAAAAAAAATAGCCCTTAAAGGAGAGGTAGACGCAGAAAATAAAAGAACAAATTTTTAATATAATTATTTTTTTAAATAAAAATAATGTATATTTGCCTAAATAGAAGAAGAAACTATGAGCGAAGAACTAAACGAAGACAATAATCAATTTTCAGAAAACAACCAAAGAGAAGAGTCATTGAGCTCGATTATGGATGCAATGGAAGGATTAGGAGGTGGGCCTCAATTAAAAGAAGGCCTCAGCATGTTAGAAGAAGCAGCAAACCCACCAGCAACAACTGCACCAGAGGAAAAAATTCCTGCAGTAAACCCTAACGATACAAAGGGAGTGGCTGATGGATTATTAAAGGAAGCCGTAAAACCAGCAGAAGTAGTAGACCCAGAAGATACAGGAATAAAGCCGGGAGAAGAAGAAATCGAAGACGGAACAGAAACTGAGAAACCAGTAGATCCAGAAGAAAAAAAAGAAAGTTCTTTGAAAATAAACAGCCCGATATTCGGTGGTGAAAAGATAGTTGGCGATAAGCCCGCTACAGAAACACTAAAGTTTGAAGGGTCTGAAGATGTAGATAAATACCTTAAGGAAACAGTCGGTGTTGATAATTTAAAAACTCTTGTTGACAATTATTCGGATTCAAAAGAAAAATTAGTTAACTTTGATAAGACTCAGGCGGAAGTAGCAAGATACGAAGGTATTTTTGCTAACATGCCTACCGAACTCTACCAGGGGGTAGAAGCGTTCTTAAAAGGTAATGATTGGAAAGCTCCAATACTTAGTAAGCCAAACGTGGACTTTACTAAAGATGTTGAAAATCAGAGTGAAAAAACGCTTGTCGAAAGCTATTTTCCTTCTCAATTCTCTGCTGAAGAATGGGAAGACTACAATTCTGAGGAGCCAGACGCAGGGATAAAGAAGGCTATAAACTTAGCTATTTCGTCAGCAAAAGAAAAATTTACCAATGATAAAATTGGTCTTGACGGATACAAGCAGAGCCAGATAGATTCAGCTACAGAGTTTAACAAAAAAATGTCTACATCAGTAGCAAAATCTGTTGAATACTTAAGTAGCAAAATTGAGGGTATAGATAAGGGTTATATAACTCAAGTATCAAATGAGCTTTCAATACAAGGATTAAATGAATTATTCTTTAACCCTGACGGAACATTTAAAGAGGACGCTGCGTTAAATTATACAATGGCAAAACAAGGTTATGACTTGTTAGAGCAGTATAAGGGAATAGCAAAGCATCAGTCAGAAACAAAAGAAAGACAAACAATATTGGATAGAGCTCCGGCAACACCAAAAGCAAAGACCAAACAAGAAGAAGGGTCAGACGCTACAAGACCAGAAGTTAAGCAAAAATTAGATGAATTAGTGAGTGGAATGAATCCACGAAAAACTTATTAAAAAAACAAACACTAAAACCATTAATTATGAGTGCAACATCTTATGCCCCAGGAGTAGGTAATTTACCGTTTGGTAACTTAAACACAAATCCTGAAAGTTCAAATTATTCAGTAGATTCTCAATTCACACCGGATGAGTCAATCTTAATTCAAAAAGAAATTAGAAGAGCCATCTTTGATGCGGCTCCAGCTCAATACAACGCTTTGAAGTTGTTAAGTATGAAACCATACAAAGATAAGAATAATGATGAATTTTCTTATTTAGAAAAAACTTTTGGTAGAACGCCAATCGAGTCAACAGGAATTGTTGGGGCTGTAGCACCTGTTGGTGGAGCATCTCAAACTCAAGTAATCCCTTTAACAGCAGCTTCAATGGCGCATGTTACTGAGGATTTAATTATTATCTATCCAGATAACAGCAAGGCCGTTATTACTACTGTAGGTGGTGGTAACAACATTACTGTAACTTCTCAAACATCAGACGGTCTTTCCGCTATTGCTGCAGGAGATATCTTTGCTTTCCAGTCTACGATTGAAGCTGATGGTCAGGATTTCTTCTCTAACTACGAAAGATTAGATGTTATCGAAAGATATAACTACATCCAATTCTTCATGAGAGCACAGAGATGGGCGAGAGTTGAGCTTCAAAAACACATGAACTCAGGTACCACTGATTACCTTACCCATGACAAGCAGCACAAAATGAATCAGTTAAGAGTTGATTTCTTTAACTCTTACTTTAACGGACAAAGAGGTGAATTCCCTTTATCTGGAGGAAGAGTTGCTAAGGCAATGGGTGGGATTTATCCTACAATGGTTAACGCTGGTTCTGCTTCTGCAAACCCAACTGTAGCTGGTTTACAAGCTGCTTTTGAAACAATAGCGTTCCAAACTAACTTCAAGGCTGAAGGAGATACTCGTTTCGTTTATGGTACTGACGAAATCTTAAATGAGTTCTCTAAAATTTATAAGCAACCAGGGTTAAGATACGCTCCTAACGATGAGATTGCTAACTTGAAGTTAAAAAGAATCGAGGTTGGGACAATGAATTTTGTTTTAGTTCCTTGTGAATTGTTTAGAGAAGAATCTTGTTTCCCTGCGGAATGGAAGAGAAAAGTATTGATCTTAGATCAAGAAGCTATCTCTCCAGTTAAAATGAAGGGAATACCAGCTCTTGAGATGGGACAAACTCTTAATAGAGGTAAGAACGGAACAAGAGAGAACTTTATCGATTTCTGGGCTGGTGGACAGCTTAGTTTAGAGTTCAACAACCCAATAGGGTCTTTCTGGTTGGATATCCAATAGAATGCAACATGAAAGGGCTGACAACAACAGTCAGCCCTTTTTTTTATATAACAATAAAAACGATAAGATGGCAATAGAAGTAGAAGAAACAAACGGAGAAGAAAACAAGGAAAACAAAAACGCAGAAACTCAATTAGATCAGACAGAACTTCTTCTCGCAATGAGAAAAGAGCTTGACGATTTAAAAAAAATAAAATCAAACACAGACTCAGGCAATAGTGATGCGACAGTAGCAGCTATAGCAGAGCTTGTAAAAGGGCTAAAAACAAAGACTGATGACGAGAAGTACGGTGGAGAAAACACCTATGTAAACGTCTCAGACATAGATCCCGATGATTATATGGAGAAAGGAGTAACATTCTTTTCTCACAGAGTAATGACTGTTATTGTTGACGACAAGAGAAATGGACATGCCGTTCAGAATCCTTATAAAACCAGAATGATATTTGCGTATCAGTCTACTAAGAAGGTTGGATCAGGAAACGAGGCAAAGCTACACAACCTTTCTGCTTATACGACACATAGCAAGAAAGAAGTAAAGTGGCTGGAGGAACATACTGGCTATGGATCACAATTCTTTAAGTCTCACATGAATGCGATGACTACTGACTCGATAAAAGCCTCTAAACTCGCAAGAGCTATGACTGTTATAAACAGGCTTGATACAGGCAGGATTATAAAGATGGCTATAGATCTCGGGATAGAACAGAGTGAAGACATTCAAATGCTAAGAATTGCTATCGCAAACAAGCAGGTTGAAGCTTTAATAGCTAAAGAGGACGAAGCGAATCAAGTAAGAGTAAAAGAAGCGATAATAGAAAAAGAAATTATACCAATTAAAAACCTATAATAAATGATCGCTGTCCAAACAGTTGTTGATAGAATGAAAAGCGTCCTTGACGCAGAAGGTTCTGATAGATATCTGTTTGACCAAGATTTCAAACCTGCCATAAATTCAGCTATAGATTGGTTGGTAGCTGTTTTTAATGGTGCATTTTCAGATAAAAAACTTTCGGAAGAAGACTTAAGAGAGCTTGTTAAAACTACAATTTGGCAAGCGAACTCTTTTTCAAGAATAAATTTTGACGAAACAGCCCTTGGATACAAAGTGTGGACTATATTAGGCGTCTTTCCTGAGCCAACAACTTACCCCGAAGCAGTAGCTCCAGCCTTGTCAACTCCAGAGGAGTCTGTATTTAGATCAGACCTTTCTTTTGTTGATAGTCAGTGGTCAGCAAAGAGACTTACTATTGAGGAGTGGAATGGTAATAGGGGGAATATTTTTACTGCAGGGAATGAGACCTTATTGAACAGTTTAAAAAGTTATGCGTATTTAGGACATGGGGGTTATGAGTCATCAAATTACAATGCCGGAGGAGAAGAGATTCAAATAAGACCAAATGTTCCAGGACAGTTTGTTGCTGTAGCAATCCTCAAAAACCCAAGCAAAATAGATGTTATTTCTGATGATATAGAGTTGCCAGCTCCAATACTTGATTTGCTTTTTCAAAAAGCATTAAATTTTATTGCCTACAAACAAGGTGATAAAACAAGCTTATTCGCAGTTACGGCAGCAGATATTTCTACGTTGGTAAAATTAATGGTGTAACATGGCAGGAACTAAATTAAGATATATAGTTGATGATATTGCAGTAGACCTTAGGCAGGTTCTTGATGATAAGATAGTTCAGGATGCTCAAATAGCTCACTGGGTAATTCTTGTTGGAAATAGATTAAGAGCACAACATATAGGAAAGCGTGATTCGGGGGCTTTTTTACACATATTTGACAACATAAAAGTCAACACTGTTGCGCAGAGCTCTCTTCCAAACGAAATCAAGAACAGGAAGTTTATAACTCTTCCGGAATGTATTTATGACTACGATAAAGACGGAGGCGTGGAATACATCTCTTATTCTCTTGAGGAAGACATGCCAGGATGCCCTCCCCCATTCACAAACACAACATTCGACAGAACAACACCAAGTAAAACCGAAAGATTATATTACTCTAAATATGAATCTCCAAATCCTTCAAGACCTTATTTTTACAGAGCAGGAAACTATATTTATTTTTTAGGGATAGAATGTGTTGATATCAAGTCTGTTGAGATAGGGATTTACTCAACACTAAATCCAGTTGACAAGGTGGATTTAGACGAGCCCTTTGACTTTCCCGAAGAGCTGTTAATAGTTTTGAAAAGACAAGTTCTTGACCTCGGGAGATGGGCTTTAATGATACCTCAAGAGAAAATAAACGATGGCAACGATGATACCAAGCCTGGAAGCGTTCCAACAAACAAACTTGTTAGTGTAAACGAATTAAGTGAGGATCAAATAGATAACAAATAATGAATATATCAAGACAAAACATGGTTACTCCAAACGAGATCTTAGCGGATGCGTTAAGATATTGCGGAGATGAATCTTTCAAGGATAGTTCAAGAGGGTATTATGTTTCATTGATTCAAAGAGCAATGCAGGAGCTCGCTTTTGACACGTTTTTTGATGAAAGAACAGAATTCTTTGATGTTCCTGAAAATTTGAATCTTGAAATGCCAAAAGGATCTTTCAATATAAAACAGGTATATCTTTTAAATGGAGATAATTGCGGAAATATTGAGGGAACTCAAAATGTTTACTGGAAAAGAAATTACTACACAAAAGGTAATGGATATTTAGCAAGAGATAAAGTCACAAACCATGGGGATCCGTTTTATGAAAACAGATCAATTTCTGGCGGAGGAAACACTTCTGAAGCAAATTTAAGAAGAACCTCAGCGTTAAGCTCTATAAGACAGCTTTATTATTACAACATACAGAACGGAATGATTATGCTTAGTTCTACGGCTAAAAATTTCAAGAGAATAGCCATTGTATTTAATGGAGTAGGAACTGATATTGGAGAAGTGCCATCTGTCCCAATGCTATTTAGAGAAGCTGTCATATCTTGGGTTATAGATAATGCCCTACAAATAAAATTAGCGCTATTAGAAGGAGCCGCATTTAATAAATGGCAAACGCTTTACGCAATTAACAATGCGAAACTTACAAAGCCATATACAGGCCTTTGGGAGGACGCTCAGTATCGAGCTAAAATTATGGACTCTAAGCAAAGAGAGGACATAAAGGAGTATATTGGCAGATTAGACTATTAAGAAATGAATCAAGAAAACCACCCAAAAGATGTTCGTTTAAATCACAAAGGAGCGAACAGAGATGTAGATAAAGAAATTCTTGGAGCAAACTCTCAGAGTGGAGAGTATATTGATGGCAGAAACCTTCGTGTCTCATCGAATAAAAGCGAAAGGAATGCCGCTGAAAAGATACTTGGAGAAGTTCTCGTTCATTCAAACAATGATGCAGGAGATTATGAGTCAATTCTTAGTTCGTCAGTAAACGGTCAAAAAATAGAGTTTTGGTGCGATGTAAACGATGCTAACGATCCTATAATAACAATAGATGGAGTTATTGTTGCAAAATCAGAGAAAATCCCGTTCTCAATAAAATACCCGCTACAACATGATGTAAACAATAGTTGTATAGGAGGAGAGATATTTGTTACAGACAATAATGTTCCGCCAATGATATTTAACATACAGGATATGATAGATTCATTGGTAACGAATCCAAATAAGTATTTTATTGATTTTAACGCATCGTTATACGCTGTAAACCTTAACGCCCCATTAAGCATTCCTGTTTTTAAGGAATTGGTAAATGTAGGCGGGAGCAATGGACTTGCTCCAGGATCTTATGTTTATTCGTTTAGATACGTCACAGCGGATGGAGACAGAACTGATTGGACGCCACCAACACCAGCAATACCAGTTTTAGATAACGTATCTTCTTCTGGAGCAATATTTCCTGGAGTAAGAACTTTCGGGGCTGAAGCTAACGCAGGAAGCAAGACTAATTATGGAATAAAAATAAAATTCAGAGTTAACAATGTTACAAATTTTGACTTTATAGAAATAAGAAGGCAAGACTATACTTTGGGCCTATCAAACATTTTAACTCCAGATTCCGTTATTGTCGCAAAAATAGACCTTGTTGACGGGGAAATATCTGTAAAAGAATTTATTGATCCGTTAGGCTCGAATGTCTTTGACGCAATAAGCGAAGAGGACGAGGTTAGTAAGCTAGCGCTTATAGATAGAGCTAAGGCTATTCGTTATCACGACAAGAAAGTAGTTCTTATGAATGTTGGGTTCAACGAAAGAAATGCTGAAAATATTGTTTTTAAAGATATAAATGGAGAAAACGGCATCCCGATATTGAAAAATATGGGAAAGCTCGGACATAAAGACCCTTACAACCATGTTTATAATAGGAAATATATTGGAGGGGAGAAATTTGGTTTTGGAATAAGCGTACATGGGTCTCTTGGCGGAAGCAGCTTTGTTCAAAAAGTCCCAGGATTAGAAAACTTTCAGTTTCCAAACAGGAGAGACCCAGTGTCTGCGGACTCTCAAACATACTCTTACGAAGGAACCCCAACAGCAGCCACTGTTAGTGGTGGTGTTGATAAGGTGTTTGAGGTTTTTGACTTAGAAAACGCTGTCAACAAAACAGAAAAATGCACTTTCAAAAACATAATGAAAGAAGGCTCTAAATCAAGAGCAGTTGTTAATTCTTTAGGATGCTCGGATGGTGGTTTCGGGTCCGATGTTCCAGCAGAAGAAGTACAATACAACCCATTCCACCCAACAGCCCACAATGACTCAGACCTGTCAGGGCACAACTATCAAACAAACGTAGCTGTTGATTCTGGAGGCGGCATTCAACCGTACAACCCGTTAGCTCACGCTCCAGATTATTACTCTATGGGTGTTGCGATTGGCGGTGTTGAAAATCTCCCGACATGGGCCAAGGCCTTTTCTGTTGTAAGAACTGAAGCTGCAGGAAGAGTTGTTGCTCAAGGGATAGGAATGTACTCATTAAAAGAAGGTAGTATAGAAGATATTAGTGGACCCTTTGACGGAGAGCAATCAATATCCTCAACGACAAAAGACAGAAACAAAATGTGGTTTCACTCTGCTGACGCAACAGGATTAACCTCTCAAGCTGTTTCTGACATTCAAAACAATCCAGAAGACTATAGGGTTCAGCTTGTTTCTCCATTAGGATTTTTCTCTGAGATTTACGCATTTAACAATGTTGGTGATGGAATTGGAGAAGACCATGACGGAATTATAGACATGATATCTTATGCGAGAATACTGCATGATGAAGGTCAGCAAAACCCAAACGAGACACCCGGAATGGGAATATCTTCTGGCGGAAAAAACTATGTTGCTCATAATAAATATAGAAACGGAGAGGCAGCATCAGGAAACGCTTTCGGAGGGGATGGAAACAAGTTTTTTACATTTAATGGCTTTAACGAAAGAACGGATGGCGGATCTTCGTATTTCGAGATAGAGTTCGATGACAACATCTACAACACAGAGTCCCCAATCCTCTTATCTGGAGATTTTGATAACGTAGATATGCAGCAATGGCATGAGCCATTTTATATAATAAACATCATAAATGTTGGGGCAGAAATAAAAGACCTTAATATTGATAATTATAAAGCAACAGGAGCCTTTCAGAAAGTAGAAAGTATTATAGGTTTTGGCAACGGAACACCAAATCAATCGTTCGAACTTGTTGACGAAAGATGGGAAGACTGTATTCCTGACACTTCAGCCTCTGGACCGTTTGCAAGCCTTAACGCATACATTTACCTTGTTGATAAGGATGGAAACTCCCAAACATGGATGAATGTTACCTACAGAAGTGCAGCTCAAAAAACTGTAATTATAAATGATATAATAAATAATGGATTCCACTCACCAGCTCCAGGAATAAATATCGTTGGTCTTTATACTCACACATCAAGCAATAATAATAGAGATTTCAATATAGTATTTGATGTGCCTTCTTTTTATCCAACAAGCGAGCGTTTTGTTACTATAAAATACGACAGCAGTAGACCAATAAGGGTTTTCGGTGGAGACTCAGTTGTTGCCGAGAATGTTTTCTCTCCAATAGACAGAAATACTTCTGGAGAATTTAATAGTGATCCAACGAACCAATTTGTATTAAATGTAGGTTTTCCATTTAGAAATTACACTCCAAACCCAAGATTATTTGTGCCAAAACAGCCATACTCAGCATTCCCAGCATTCCCAGTAAGAAACCCAATAGAACAAGATCTTAATTGTCAAGTTTCAAGAGTAAGACAAATGCTTGTTATGTTTGCTGGAGAAAGTAGGGCCGCTGTTAATTTCGCACACAACACGACAGAGGTTCCAGAACAACAGTATTTCCCGTTAATAAACTATGTAATGAGACCGTCATCAGGGGTTGACGCTATAATAAGTATGTTCGGTGATGAATATGTTGAGGACTATGGGATTGGAGAAATATCTCCAACAAGATTGACAAGCGGAGGATTTAGGTTTATCCAACAAGTAAATGCTGACTATTCTTATGATGGTCCGATAGGGTTTTTCACAAAACCAGATTTCGGATTTGAGGTAAAAACAAATTTCTGCACTGCCATAATATGGAGTCTGTCAAGAGCTGTAAACGTTCAAGACTCTCCAGGATTAAAAACGTTTATAAACACTAATAGGCTGGACATCTCAGACGATCAGGGAGAGATTAAAAAGGCTTATGACGCAACAACCGGAGGAAAAGGGGAGAATCTTTACGCTATAACAAAAAGTGGAATATGCTTGCTGTTAACTAAAAAATCCATACTAACAAGTATAGATGCTGATGATTTATCAACAGTTGCGTCTGATCAATTTATTTCATCAGAATATTGGCTATCAAAAACAATAGGCTCTGATGACGAGATGTGGAGAGGAATGGGAGAAGGCACTATTGGGTTTGTTACAGAAACCGGAAATGTTGAGAAGGAAGCGTTATTTTTCCCAAATAAAGAATCTGTATTCTCATTAGTCGAAAACCAGATAAAAGACATTGGAAGAAACAACTATTATAGCAGACTAAACCCTTTTCTAAAAGGATTAAAGCCCGGGTACGAAGGAAAGCTTTCCGGAGTAATAAATAAGAATAATAACGAATATTGGCTCGACATAGAAGGCGCTGAAGGAAGTAGAGATTTGTTTTCTTACGGAAACGAAGGTTTTAGCTGGGAAGGATCATTTGATTATAGATTTGACAAATACTTCATGGCTGGAGAAAAAATGTACGGATCAAGAGATCTAAAAACATTCGAACTCGATGAGGGATTTGTTATAAATGGAGGTAAAATACCATTCGAGTTAACAACGGCTTTTGCACCCGGAAATGTAGCTCTTGAAAAGGAATTTATAAGAATCGGAATTCAAACAGCCGGAAGAGGAAAGATGAAACCGACAAGAGTAGAGTTTTATGATGATGAAGAAACATTATTATGTTCTCTCGACACAGCCGCTCAGGGAGGGTTATTCCTTAAGCAATATGATGGGTGGGAGCAATTTATTGGAAGAAAAGATGTTGGTGCGTCAGCAACAAGAGACAGAGTGCAAGGGAGAGTTCTTGTTGTTAAAATAATACATGACTTACCAGAGGATTTTAAGATTGTAACAACAACAATTCAGTATAAGATTATTAAGTAAAGGAAAAAAACATTATATTTGTAATAATTAATTAAAACTTTGAGTTATGGCAATGGGTTCCACAATAGGTAGTACAGCAGGAACAATAGGTGGAGCGGCTATTGGCGGACCTGTTGGGGCAGCTATTGGTGGTGCTGCAGGGGGTATTATTGGCGGATTTATTGATAAATCAGGAGAGAAAAATCAAAACGTACCAATGGAAGATCCTAATCAAGTCGCAAGACTAAAGGAAATTCAAGATACAAGAAAACAAATCTCTGAAGGGAGAGATCCATTAACAAAACAGAGAATATCAAGTATAAAACAGGCTGGAGAAACAACAAAAGGACAGTTAGGAAAGTTTACTGGTGGTGACGTTGGAGGAACAATATCCTCAATGCTTAGAGCTCAAAGAAATGTTAACCAAGGAACCAATCAAGCCTTTACTCAATCACAACAAAGACTCCCGTTCTTTCAAAATCTTGAGTCACAACTTGGAACGAGAATAGCTCAAAGAAAATTAGAGTTGGGGATTCATTCTGCAGATCAGGCTGCTGCCGAATCAGCAAACACAAATAGACAAATAATCGGAAATGTCGCTGGGCTCGCAGGGTCATTAGGTGGTGTAGCAATAGGTGGCGGTCAAAACAAAGTGGCAGGCGGTGGAGGAACAGATTCTCTTGGCCAATTTAACTCTCCAGTAGGAGGTATAAATCCAAATTTAGGACCAGCACAACCGTTTGTTGGAGGAACAATTAGCGGATCAGATATTGGAGGAGGCACTGGAGCAGGATTCGGTGGTGTAGGAGCTCCACAAACAGGATTTCAATCCCCATTATCATTACCCCAAATTGGAGGTTAAAAAATACTTATAATGGCAGAAAACAATATTTTACCAATCGACAGTGAATTAACATCAGGACCTTTAGGAGGTATTGATGCAAATTTTTCTTCAGACAATGTTGTTAGCTCAGACGATCCTGTTAATGGATTACCACCAAACACAAATGGTGGAGACGTGTCAGCGCAAGTAGATGCAGCAACGATTGGGGCGTATTCTCCAGGCGGACAACAGATTCCAAACTCAGACGTTTCTTATATTCAAAATCAATTAGACCCATTAAACGGTCAGCCATTAGCTTTAGGCGATGCAACACAGGAAATGTTCACACCAGGAATAAATCAACCCCTAAGGGTTGGCGGAACATCTGGACAACTAACTGGTTCAAGAGATATATTTATCGCTCAAAATCAAGCAGTGCCATTTGCATTATTAGAGCGAAGAAGAGCAGCTCAACAGCAAGCAGCATTAAAGAGGTCTGAAGATTTAGGCAGGTTTAAGTTGGTAAAGCCAAAACTATCTAAAGACCCAAGGTTTAATAAAAACCTTGTTAATACAGCTAATGATTTTACAGACATATTTGTCGATAGAGCTACAAAGCAATTCGGAAGTAGAGAGGCAGGGTTGGCGGCATTAACAAATCCAGGCACAAAAATAGGAAGAGAGTATATTCAGCAAATGGATAATCTTGAGGTTTTAGCGGGAGAAGTCGATCAGGTTGTTGATTTAAACGCTGAGGTTGAAAAATCAATAGAAGAGGGAGATCAATTTGTTTCTGATGAAACACTAAAGCTACATAACGACTTTAAAAAACTTCAAGGAGATTTCGCTAAAGGGAGCGCTTTTGGTGCGGCAAGCTTTAGAGATAAACTTAGTGATCTACAAACATCCCAATCTGTTGATCAATACTTTAAGGAGAATGATACTTTAAAAAATATTGAAGGAGAAATTCTTCAGAAAGCTGGTGTTTCAGACAAAGGTGATAGCTTTAGAACTACCACAAGATTCACTCAGGATTTTGAAAAAGGAGCAAGAGCGCAAGCGAAAGCAATAAAAGAAAACGCTGCTTTCAGAAATAGAGAGAACCTGTCTGAGGAAGACTTATTTAAAAGAATAATGGCTCTTAAAGGAAAGGTTGACAAAAGAACTGCTAAGGTTACAAATAAACCAAAACAAAGTGGGTTCTCTGATAAGAGTCAGGTTCCTGTATCAAGCGACCCTAAAGTAGTTAAGGTTGGAGACTCTCAGTTTACAACAAAAAATTCAACCCCATTTTCTCAGAACGCACAAAACAAACCTATTATTTCCACAGGAGCAATAGTCATGGATGGCGATGGAAACATGACTATCAGAGAAGGGCAATTAAACTATAGAGTTACTGAGTCTGGAGTTCTAACAGACAAAACTGGAATAGAAAGAAGGGTTGTTTTTGGGAAAGAAATCATAAATGTTCAAGGGATGAGCAAGGAAGAGAAACAAAATCTTGGAGTAGATAAAGGTAGCAATCAAAAAACCGTAGAAAAAGATATTATTTTAGACTTTGACAACTTGGAGAACACGCTTAAAGGACAGTCTCAAGATGTTAAATCTTCAGTAGAAGCGTTTAGTGATGTTAGCCAAGGAAGTAAGAGGCAAAAACAAACTATAGATAATTCCAACTTTGAGGATTACAAGAAAAAGTTTAAGGACTCAGGAGTTGAATCCATAAGAGAGTTTAATGACTTAGTAAAGAAAAACGGCATAGATATCATAATGAATGAAGAATTAAGGAGCAGACTTATAGAAACGTCTAAAAAAGAATAAATTATGCCAGAAGAAGGAAAAAATAAAGGCCCGTTATTTAGCTTAAATTTAGGCAAACCCGAAGGGGCTCCGTTAAGCAGCACAGAAAACCTAACGTCAAGCTTAAGCACTGACGTGAAACAGAAGGTTGTAAACAGTCAAAACCCACTGTTTGACATGGATATAAAAGCTCCTGAAGTAAAAAAAAAAGTTCAAACTCAACTGGAGAGCGATCCATTACAGTCGGCTTCGGCTGGTGTTACCTCAGAATTGGACGCTTCTTCTTTGGCTACATCCCCGAAAGAAACTACTGATTCTCCAATAAATTCTCAAGCAACAGTAAAGCCCGGAGAAGATTTTCCCACCCTTACGGAAGGGCAGGTCGCTATAAGCGGTATTGATTTCGAGTCATTATTTGACCCAAAAACACAGGATTCAGCACCATCTCCTAAG